CTTAGCCGTTCCAACCTATGTAGCAGGTAACACTAATCAAGATGTGCAACAAATTCTTGCATTGATGAACCGTGCAGGGTACGACTTGGTTAAGGAGCATGATTGGCAAGCCTTAGAACTAGAATATCGGTTTTATACAACTGCAATAACCACGACCTGTGATACTACGAATGGAACTTATTTATTAAACAACATTCCTAGTACCGCAGGTTTGGACAGCAATTATTCCATTGTCGGAACAAGCGTTCCCCAAGATACTTATGTTGACAATGTAATTGATTCAACTAGCTTAACTACTACCCAGTTATCCTCAGCAACATCCATTGGCGGTACGGTTACATTCAGTAGAACTATTTATCCGTTGCCACCTGATTACGAAACCATCACCGATAACACCCATTGGGACAAGACAAAGCATTGGCAGATGCTTGGCCCTGTTGATGCACAACAATGGCAATGGCTCAAATCAGGATATATTTCAACAGGCCCTCGTGTCCGTTGGCGTATTCTTGGCAATACATTTCAAATATGGCCACCCTACAATACCCAAGAATATCTAGGGTTTGAATACCGTTCTAGGGGCTGGGCAAGAAGTGCAACAGATCAAGTTAAAAACAGCTTTACTGCCGATACAGACACAACCGTATTAGATGACACCGTACTGGTGTTAGCAACAAAACTTAAATACTTCCAAATTAAGTCGTTTGATACTACTGCATTGCAACAAGACTATATGCGTTATTTAAGCGTTGCCAAAGCTAACGACAAAGGATCAGCAACCTTATCATTTGCACCTGCCCCAAGTGCTGTGCTTATTGGCTGGGCTAATATTCCTGATACTGGCTACGGTAGCTAATTATGATGCAAGCCAAAGGTAGGACAGCGGTTACTGCATCGTTAGCCGCCCCTATTGGGGGTTGGAACGCTAGGGATTCATTGGCTGAAATGCAACCGTTAGATGCGGTTTCTTTAGTTAATTTCTTTCCTACGCCTACCGATGTAACCCTAAGAAAAGGGTATTCCAAGGCTTCTACTGGAATTACAGGTAATGTAGAAACCCTAATGAATTACGCTAATGCGGATGGCACAAACACGCTTTTTGCTATTGCAAACGGGGTTATTTATAACGCTTCAACTGCTGTAGCTACTTCTGTATTAACAGGATTAACTAACAGCAAGTTCCAGCATTGCATGATTACGACTGCTGGCGGACATTTTTTATTAGCTGTAAACGGTGCTGACCCAGCTATTATTTATGACGGTACACGCTGGTACAAGATGGCTACTACGGCTACAGCCGTATCTATTAGCACCATTACAAGGGGTGGCACAGGAAACCTGACGGCTACTGTTACTACTGCTACGGCTCATGGTCTAGCCACAGGAAATCGGGTCAGTATTTCAGGAACTACGGAATCAAACTATAGCGGTACTTTCTACATTACCGCAACAGGAACAACTACTTTTACCTACACAATGGCAACCGCACCTGCGGCAAACGCTACTGTAGTGGGTATTTATACAGTTATCGGTATTTCAGGCGTAAACAGCAATACCCTGATTAACATCAATATGTGCCAAAACAGGCTGTTCTTTGTGCAAAAAGACAGCATGATATTTTGGTATTTACCCGTGCAATCTATTGGTGGTGCGGCTTTAGACTTCAATTTAGGTGCTATTGCCCGTTCAGGTGGTTACCTGCAAGCAATGGGAACATGGACACTTGACGCTGGTTATGGCGTTGATGACTTATCCGCTTTTGTTACTAGCATGGGTGAAGTCATTGTTTATAAGGGTACAAACCCTAGTGATGCTAATGCTTGGAGTGAAGTCGGTGTTTGGCAGATGGGTCAAACCTTTGCCCGTAGATGTTTCTTTAAATGGGCTGGTGACTTGCTTTTACTAACCCAAGACGGTCTTGTGCCGATGTCAGCGGCTTTACAGTCATCCCGTTTAGATCCCCGTATTAACTTGACTGACAAGATTTATTTTGCTGTAAGCCAAGCGGCCACTAATTATTACGCTAATTTTGGCTGGCAAATCAATTATTTTGCTAGTGAAAATATGTTGATTTTGAACATTCCTACTGGTACAGGATATGACCAGTATGTAATGCACACGATTACAAAGGCTTGGGCAAAATTTACTGGCATAAACGCTATTTGCTGGGAAGTATCTGCCGACAATAAGATTTACTTTGGTTCTAGCGGATTTGTTGGAAATTTTTATAGTCAGACTTCTGATGCAGGGGCTAATATTATTGCAACTGCACAACAAGCGTATAGCTATTTTGACAGTCGTGGACAAAATAAACGCTTTACCTTAGTACGCCCTATCCTACAAACAGATAATGGCTTACCGACCGTTCTATGCGGTATTAGCACGGATTTTGACACCCAGCCGTTAGTTAATCAGATAGCTTTTAACCCATCTATTACCAACACGGGTATTTGGGATAGTTCCAAGTGGGATCAAGCTAATTGGGGTGGTGGTCTAACCGTCACTAAGTTTTGGCAAGGGGTCAACGGAATTGGCTTTTCAGGATCAGTTAATATAAATGTTGCATCGCAAGGTATTGAGTTTCATTGGGCATCAACCGATTATGTAATGGAAAAAGGTGGAGTGCTGTAGTGCTATGTTTTGATAAAGACTTATTAGGGCCATTTATCGCCCAAAAGTTAGACATGGTATGGACACCTGAAAATTCCACCGCAATCGGATGGGTAACAGATGAAATAGAAGCAGTAGTTTGGTATGAGGATTTTAATAAAAAGTCGGTAACTTGCCATATTTACCTTGGAAAAGGATTAAATAAGCAATATTTAGCTACCATTTTTGACTATCCTTTTATACAATTAGGGGTAGATAAGATTGTTGCCCCAGTAGTAAGTAGTAACGACAAGTCGGTAGAGTTTGTCAAGAAATTGGGGTTTGAGGAACAAGCACGATTACTTGATGTTTTTCCTACTGGAGATTTGTTGTTTTTTGTAATGTCAAAAGACAAATGTAGATTTTTAGGAGAAAGATATGGGCAAGTCGAGTAGTGCACCCCCACCACCCGATTATTCAGGTGCGGCAAAAGAAACTGCGGCAGGTAATTTAGATGCGGCAAGAGCCGCCACAGCCGCAAATCGTGTAAATCAATACACACCTTATGGATCGCTTGAATATAAAGTTTCAGGCGAAGATCCGTATGGCAATGCCACTTGGTCTGCTACTCAGTCACTTGCTCCTGCACAGCAACAATTATTAGATTATCAAAATCAAGCCAGTTTAGGTCTTGGTCAATTAACTGGTAAAGGCTTGGGTTATGTCAACAATATGCTTGACACCCCGTTTGACACCAGCAAACTGCCGACTACTGGGTTTAATCCTAGCCAAAGCTATCAAGATGCTTATATGCAAAGACTTCAACCCCAAATTCAACAAGGGCGTGAAGCATTAAGCACTCAATTAGCTAATTCGGGTATTCCCGTAGGTTCAGAAGCATACAGACGAGCAATGATGGGTCAAGGTCAAAAAGAAAATGATCTGTTAGCGGCCGCCACTACTCAAGGTTTTGGCGTTGGTCAACAAGCCCGTCAATCTGCCTTGCAAGAGCAAGCCTATTTGCGTAACGAACCGTTAAATACATTAAACGCTGTTAGATCAGGAGCACAGGTGCAAGGCCCTAGTTTTGTAAATTCTGCACAACAAGCTACTACGGCTGGGCCTGATATGCTAGGTGCGGCACAAATGGGTTACAACGCCCAATTAGCGGCTTCTAATGCTCAAAATGCTTCAAATAATGCAATGACAGGTGGATTATTTAGTCTAGGTGCGGCCGCAATACCTTTAATGTCTGATATTCGCACTAAAGAAAACATTGAGCCAATTGGTATTGCTAATAACGGCTTGACTGTTTACAAATATGAATATAAGCCTGAATTTAAAAACCATGAATTAGCTGGTCATGGCGTTCATTACGGCTATATGGCTCAAGAAGTAGAGCAAGTCTACCCTTACGCAGTTAAAACCCTAGATGACGGCTATAAAGTCGTAGATTACGGACTACTATGAACCCATATATTCTTCAAGGTCAACCAATGCAGGATGTTAGCGGTTTACAACCTGTATTTCAGAACTTTGGGCAACAGCAAGCTAATCAACAGGCGGCACTTGCACAACAGGCTCAATTGGCACAGCAAGCTGGACAATCTCAGGGCGGTGGTATGAACCCACTAGCTTTAGCCCAAGCGTTGCGTAAAAAACCTGATGATTTTGGAAATAGCGGAATGTCTAATGGAATGACTAATGGTGGAGTAACTGGCAATATTTACGATAACAATGGTCAATTACTTACATCAGGTAATTTAGCACCATCTGCCGCTACTTGGAATCAAGCGTTTGGTGGAACTGGTGGAATGGATCGTTAATCATGGCTGATATTGGAACACTAACTCCCGAACAGATGTTGCAACAGCAACAGATTTTACGCCAGCAAAAAATGGCTGAAATGTTGATGCAAAAAGGCATGGAACAACCACAGGGTCAAATGATTAGTGGTCATTATGTAAGACCTAGCATATTTCAAAATCTAGCTGGATTGGCTAATACTTATGTTGGTCAAAAAGGTATTGAAAAAGGCGATCAAGCCCAAATAGACTTAGCCAAAGCCGTACGAGCACAGCATACTGACGAACTTAATCAATTCAATCAGTTATTGTCTAAAAATCCTATGGAAGCATATAGTTTTGCGGCACAAGCCTACAATCCTAAATTGCAAGAAGTAGGCATGAAAAAGATGATTCCACAAGAATTTGATTTGTCTGAAGGCCAAAAACGCTATATGACAATGCCCGATGGTACTGTTAAAGAAGTTGCCGCAGGTGGTGAAAAATTACATACCGTTAAAGGAAATTTAGTTACTTCTAGTGGAAAAACTATTTATTCTGCACCTTTAACTGGTGAAGAAAAAGTAAATCCTGCTGAAGCACCA